AATCATCTAAAAAGTGTTCAAATATACCATTATCAAGGAATATTCTTGACCATTCATCTGTTAATATAATATTCTCTCTTTCGAATTGTTCTAAGTAATATTCCCTGATATGATTATCTACATCAGTTATACCAGCTTTATATCTTTTGATAGTTTCAAAAATTCCCAAGCCACAACTACCATGTTTATTTTTCCTACGATTTTCTTCTATAATCTGATTTGCCATCATATCAAAAGGTGTAGTCAACATACAGTTTTGATTAATATAAACATTCGGAATATATCCTAATTTCATCAATTCATCATATTCCTGCTTAAAAATAATTGGATTAACAATAAAATCCTCAGATAAATATGTACTTGCATGATTGAATGTTCCAGATCCAAAATGATGAAAGACATGTCTGATTCCATCAGGCGTTGTTACGGTATGTCCTCTTTGAGCACCACCATTTGAACAAACAACAATACTATTAGGTTTCTGTGAGAAATAATCTGTCATTAATCCTTTTCCACAATCTCCAAAATTAGCACCTATCACAATCTTAATGTCTTTCATCTCTTAAATCTCCTATCCTACCAAGTAATTCCTTCTGAACTAGAAGGTGTAGCAACTGTATCTGTAACATTATTCTCTGCTTCACTAACAATAATATCTACAATCTCATTTGTAATACTATCCATAGTTACTCTTCTAAAGTGTGTATCATCAAGATACTTCTTGTAAGACTTCTCAATTTCTTCTTCATCCCATCTGTGACCATGATTTACATCTAAATGATAAATGTTAAACTTCTGAGAAGCCTCTTCGTATAAATCCTTAGTCTCCACATCAGACTGAAGGTTATCACCTGTCACCTCTGATAAGCCATGACCTCTACTCTTAAATGGAAGATATGGATTTAACTGCTCATCACCCATTGTAATAATAATTCCTTTTCTTCCACGATTTAAACAATCAAGCTTTGTGTGACGAGAACCGAAATACCACGCTGCTGTGTAGGATTCATAACTGTTTCCACCACCACCGAACTCAAAATAAATCTTGTCAAGCTGTTCAGCAATACGAATATCTGACTCAAACTGTGAAGCCTGAATTGGACAGCTATCACAAGCTAAATCACCAATACCCATAATAAGGAACTCAACATCTGTAACCTTTTCGTATAACTTAGTCATAATTACATTCAACTTCTTTGCTACTTCAACAGCAGCCTGTCCCATAGAACCAGTTACATCAAGAGCGAGAATAACAGGAATTGTGTTTGGATGCTCCTCCGTATCACAGCACTCTCTAATAACATTCTTAGGATCAAGTGCAGAATCAATATTTCTTGCCTTAAACATATCCTGATTAGAATAAGAACCTCTAATCATACCATCCGTTGAAACACTCATACCTTTTGTTGTTGAATAACTTACATAACTATCTCTTGTCCATGAACCACATCCCATATTATGCTTCCTCCTCTTCGTCTACTTCTGTATCATCGTCATCATTGCCACTCATATCAAAGTCGAACATTCCGTCAAACATGTCACCCATATTTCCACCCATCATCATAAATGGTAACATAGAACTCATTCCACCATTTCCATTCATCATGCCAGTAGATCCATTGTCGCCTTTCATCATCTGAGAAAGCATCATATACTTTAAGATATTGTTTGTGCCTTTCTTACCCTTGATAATGTCACTACCAAACATTGAAACAATCTTGCCATAAAAATATGTATTACCCATAAATACATGTCTTTCAGGAAGTACAGTTTCGATTGTTGAGTCCTCATAATTGATGACCGTAATCTTTGTCTTATCAGCTTCAATAACGCATCTTGGCTTGCCATTTACAAGAATGATGTCGCCCTTCTCTACCTTATTAGTTGGAATAATAAAGAAGAATTCCTCTCCAATATCAAATACAAAGTTACTACAGTTTGTGAGCTTGCCAGTCTTGATGTTATATGTCTTATAACCACCATTTGTCTTAACTGCAATTCCACCATTCATAGAAAGTCTACACATTCCACTTCCTACCTTGCCAAACATACCATTTAAAAAATTGTTCATCATATTTATTTCCTCCTATGATATAAAATTATTGTTTACAATTACTTATTCTCTCAATCCATCCAACACTCTCATCAAAACGTGTCTTGTAAGATTTTTAACATCACCACTATAAAGTCCACATTCAATGTCACAAGCCTTTAGAACTTCATCAAGTGTTTTATTCTTCTCTTGACTCAACAAGCTCTTACAATGCTCATACTGAATATTATTTGTCTCATAAGCATTTCTGAGATTACTTTCTAAGCAGCGAATAATTCTTATTAGCTCATCTTTTGTCATATGTTTTAGAGAGCTGTCCTCCAAAGTATGTTTCCCATCGCCTATCGCCATATACTTATTCTCCTAATCATCTTTGTCTATAATGAACCAATATAAAAAACTTAAAAGTGTAAAAGTAATTCCAAGTATTTTATTTTCTGCTTGATATGAATACATCGTTACACCACTACAGAACCATACCAAAAGAAATGCGATTGCTTGTCTATAATACTTTTTCATTTCACACCTCCAATCTACCCAAAGGAAAGAAAAATTTCTTACTATGTTTCAAACTGATAATCTTTGTTGCTTACAAATTTGTCAATTTTTCCATCTTTGATAAATACAAATTCTGCATAAAAATTATCTGTATTTTCTGACATTGCACATGAAACATACTCATCAGATTCTTCATCATATTTTTCAAACCATCTCTCAACGCCATCATCAACTGTTGTATTTTTAAAAACAAAATATGGAAATTCATTTTCGTCAATTGACAAAATATCATTTGTTATTTCGGTAAATCTTTCAATAATATGTTCTCTTTTTAATACTGGGATATTATTTTCTTCTGATACATCATAAGTATCATTTTGTTTTAAGAATTGCATAATAGAATTTGAAATAATCTGTTTATCAGATGTATGAAAAATCTGTTGATTTGACATCTCCCAACAAATCCTATCAGGTGTGTTATCGCACTCATTAATGGATTTGTTAGTTCTTGTCCATACATCGTTTCCGTCCATTCCAATAATTCCCTTTTTAAAACCAAATGGTGTTTGAATGTAATCATGAATATATTTATCTGGTAAGACGCTCCAAATTATAGGAGAAAACCACCATGAGTTTTTATATTCAAATATTTCTTCTCCTGTATAGTCTTTTCTTATTCCATAAATACTACTACTGCTCATTTATTCTCCTTTCTTATCCTTAATCTAACCACCTATTATCCAAATAATAGAACCCAAATACCATTCCTCCGATTAAAATAACCCAAAAGATCCAGAAAATAATAATTGGAAAATCAGATTCTAACCTTTCTATCGTCTCGTCAATAGTCGAATTATTATAAAATGATGTGTTATCAGAAATGGTTTTATCTCTCAAATCTGTAAAAATTGTTCCTTTATATTCAGTGTCAACACCATAATACTTATATCTCACATGACTTGACTCTTTAATTGTGTCAATATAATCAGTACCAGGTAAATCAATTTTATTACTTGTGAAATTTACTCCACAAAATGATACTTCTTTACACTTAATATCTTCACTTCCAACTCTATCCCAAGTCCAATATGTTTCTGTTCTTGTATGCGTTTGTCTTGTTTTTCCACTGCGCGTTGTATATGTAACAGTTCTTGTATGCATCGTATATCTCTCTTTGACTTTTTCTACATACATATATTCTCCAGCAATTTCAGGATATGTAACCGTATCTACCGCTTTTAAATCACCATATACAAACGCATTACCAACATTTGTGTCCATTCCGTATTGGAACATTTCTTGACTTTCTATCTTAACAGCCTTGTTATAAATTTCATTTTTATCCATTTGGTGTTCTGAAATCTTGGAAGAAATCAGAATACCAAACAGAATCATAAATGCAATGATAGAAATACTAGCCAAGATTTCACGTTTTGTTATTTTAAAATTGCCAAAATCAAAACCTTTTCTACCATATCTCATAGACTAATCCTCTTTAAACAAATCATGTGGAGCATCAACTGGTGCATTGTAATCCAAATACTCATATTCCTGTACTTCATATCCAAGCAATCCAAGAAACTGTCTTGTAGGGAACTTTCTTACATATCTCTTGTATTCCTTAATCTGCTTATTGTAATTGCTGCGATACTCTGCAATCATATTCTCTGTCATAGATAACTCATTCATAAGAGTCTTATAGTTCTCATTTGACTTCAACTCAGGATATGCTTCTGCAACTGCTGTAATAGCTGTTGTTACATTCTCAATATCTCCTGTTGATCCACGACCATCTGCAACTGCTGTCAATGTATCAGCTTCATGTTTGTCATACTGTTTTACGCAATCAGCAAGGTTATATACAAGGTCAACTCTTCGCTTTTCTTGTACCTTAATATCTGATGACGCTGTATTTACCTGCTCTTCAAGTGCAATAGCTTTATTCTGCGAACTCTGTACACCAAATACAATCATCAAAATAACTGCTAATACTCCTATGCCAATAATTACTGGCACTTTCCAATTTGTGTTCTTCATTTAAAATCTCCTTTATATATAATATTTTTATTAGTTACACTGTAATATTCTCTTATTTACTGGGATTCCCATAGCCGAATGGCTT